GTGGACTAGAAGTACTTAATTCAGGTAGTGGATATACATTCACACCTAGACTTAGCTTTAGGCAACCTGGAGGCGGTAAAATTGCCCCTCCAACGATATCTAACGGTTCTATTAGTGGTGGTATAACTGTAACTAATGGTGGTATTGGTTATACAACTGTACCTGACATTTATGTTGATGAACCTACTGAAGAAGATGGTATTAGAGCATCATTAAGAGCAGTATTAACAGATGGAAGAATTACTTCTGTTCAGGTATTAAATGCTGGTCAAGGGTACGTAGGAACTCCTAGAGTTGCTGTTGTAGATCCAACAGGAGCACAAATTCTCCAAACAAAAGTTGATGGTGATGGAAGAGTAACAGATATTGAACTTTTAAATGGTGGTAGTGGATATCAAGATGTTCCATCAGTTTATATTGTTGATGAAAGAGTAGATCAACTTGGTAACTATGCTGGTGGTACTGGAGCTACTGCTGTTGCATCTATTTTCAATGGTCAGATTATTGATATTAATATAACCAATTTTGGTTCTGGATATAGTGCAACTGAACCTCCAACTATCTTTATTCAAGAACCACCTTCATCAGAAGCATCTGCTACAGTTGGACTTAATGAAGTTACTGGATTTACAGTAAATCAAAATGGTACTGGATATAGTAAAGCAAAATTTGAAGGATGTGCTAGAGCAGCAAGTGGTATTAAAGAATATTCTGAAGATGGTAATGCAGTATTCTCTGATATTACAATAGCATCTACAGCAGTTACAAATACTCCTGTTAAATGTTTGGATGCGTTATTCATCAAGAGATTGCTTGATAAGTATACAGAACAGTTCTTACCTGATGTACCTTCTCTAGATTACTCTCAAATTGACGTTAGAACAGCAATTAAGACTATTAAGGACTTTTATGCTTCTAAAGGTACTTCTTATAGTATTGCTTATCTCTTTAAGTTATTATATGGTGAAACTGTAAGTATTTCATATCCAAAAGACCAAATAATTAAGCCTTCTGATGCTACTTGGTCTATTGATACAATTCTTAGGGCAACGTTGGTTAGTGGTGATTCTAATAATATAAAAGATGCTTTATTAATACAAGATAGAGATATAGCAGATGATAATGTTCAAGCAGCAAGTGCTCTTGTAGAAAACTTTATTTCTATTAAAACTTCAGAACTAACAATATATGAATTGGTTCTTTCTGAAGAAACCATTAATGGTACGTTTACAGTTCCATATAAGACTAAACTTGCAGAGCCTTTGAATTTTACCGATGGTATTATTACAGTTGACTCTACTATCGGTTGGCCAGAAAGAAACGGTGAATTTTTAATCGGTACTGGAACTGGTTCAGAACTTGTACAGTATAAGGAGAAATCACTTAACCAGTTTATTGAATGTACTCGTTCAGTCAATAATGTAGTTGAAGATTGGGATTCTGCTACTGAAGTAACATCAAACTTTAGAGTTTATCTTAATAAGGGAACTGCTCAAGAAGTTGTAATGAATATTGTTGGTATTGTTGATGCTCAACAAACTACATTAACAGATACAGGTTCTTATTACTTACCTGGAGATAAATTAACGGTTTCCAAGCTTGGTGGTACTGGTATTGGTCCAGATCTTACTACTTGGTTGTATAACGTCAAAAAATTGATTGATGTTGACACTGTAACTTATGGCGGTGTTAATAATCAGTCTGCTACTATAACTTGTACCAATCCTCATGGTTTATTGGTTGGAGATCAGGTTACCATTTATGGTGCTAACCCAATCATCTATAACGGAACATTCTTAGTAACTTCTAGGGATAGCGACCTTATATTCCAGTATAATCTACCTCAACCTGCTACTGTTATACCACAGGGTAATATTTTAGTATCTGTTGACCTTAATAAAGGTAAATCTGTCAACTCTGCTGTTAATAATGCAGTTAGTCCTTATACCACTAACATACAAAACTCATTCTTTAATGATAATTACGTTTATGTTGCTTCTACAGGTATTCCTAACTATGAGATAGGTCCATTCCCTGGTTCTGCTCTACTTCCAGGTAATCAACGTAAATTAAATAGGTTCCCTAAAGTACCTACTACAATTTCAACTAAGAATGCTATTTCTTCAGGTCCGATTGGTACTTGGGTAAATGGTGTATCAATTTGGTCTTATAAGTCAACCGAAGCAAAAACCTTTGGTGCTGTAACCGATGTTAGTATTACTAATTCTGGATCTGGATATGATGCTGCATCTCCTCCTGCAATTACTATGACAGGTGGTGGTGGAGAAGGTGCAACTGCAAGTGTTGTAGTTAACGGTTCTCTTAGTGAAATTACTGTAACTAATGGCGGTTCTGGATATACTTCATCTCCATTGGTGTCAATCGTTGGAGGAGGTGGTTCTGGTGCTGCTGCAACTGCTATTATCACTAAAGGGTCAGTTTCACGTATTCTAATCAACTCAGGCGGTTCTGGGTATACTTCACAACCACTTATTACTATTGTTGGTGGTGGTGGAAATGGTGCTGCTGGTACTGCATCTGTTCGTGGACCTATTCAGTCTATTGGTATTACTAATGGTGGTGTTCAATACACTTCAAGTCCAACAGTAACACTAAGTTCTGGTAAAGGTGCTGTTGCACAAGCAATTGTTAATGATGGTAGAATTATATCTATTGCTATCATTTCTGCTGGATCTGGATATACTACTGCACCTGAAGTATCTGTTCAAGGTGTTGGATTTGGTGCAATTGCAAGAGCAACTATTGATACAGACGGTGAAAATGCTGGTAGGGTTACCAATATTGAGATTGTTAACAAAGGTATTAACTACATCCAAGGTAGTACTATTATCAATTTGACTTCCGTTGGTCAAAATGCTACTTTTACTGCAAATGTATTCCAATGGAATTATAACCTTCAAGCAACTTCACAGTTTGATACTGCTAAAGGTTCTGTATTTACTGGTTACAATAATGAGTATGGTGGTGAGTATGCTCACCTATCCAATCCTCAAAGGATGAGATATATCCTTGGAGATAACCTTTATGAAGAAATTGGTACAGGAAATATTCTAGAACAAGAAGAGCAGTTATCCCACTCTCCAATTATCGGTTGGGCATTTGATGGTAATCCAATTTACGGTCCTTATGGATACGTTGATCCTACTGACCAAAGTTCTGCTACCGTAAGACTTAGAACTTCTTACAAATTAAAGGATGAATTAATTTATGATGATACTATTAATCCAAATCCAAATAGAACTGCTGGTCCATTATTAACAGAAGAACCTGCTGGTAATTTTGTAGAAGACTATGAGTATAGTTTTGGATTAGGTGACTTAGACCAGTATAATGGTCGTTTTTGTAAGACTCCTGACTTCCCTAATGGTGCTTATGCTTATTTCGTTACTATTGATGCTACTGATGCAGGTAGTCCACTTTTCCCATATGTTATAGGACCAAGTTTCAACTCTGTTGTTGATGAATGGAACCTTAGTGCAAATGCAATTCAGCAGAATATACCAACTGGAGTTGTACGTTATAGAGACCCTTATGAGAATGTTGATATTGATGTTGAAAGGGTTCCTAATGCTTCTACTGCTGCTTTAACAACTGAAGATGGTGAGATCTTGTTGTTTGAAGTAGAGGATGAAAATAGAGATGGAATTATAGGTCCAGAAGAGACTGCTGACCCCGATCAAATGTTTGAGGAGTCACCTTTACAGTTATTTGATTACTTCCCTAAAGTTAAATTTGACTCTAAAGTTGATATTGAAGTTGAAACAACAACTAAATTTGAAGATGCTTCTGTTACTGGATTTACTGTTGAGAACACAGGTAAGAATTATCAGGTAGATGATAGATTAATATTTGATAATACCGATACTGATGGAGCTGGTGTATCTGCTCGTATTTCAAAAATCAAGGGTGAAGCAGTTGCTTCATATGATTTCGAGAATATTAGTGGTGCTAATTATGGTGTCTTACAGACAGCAGATCCTCATAATCTAATTGCTGGTGATGTTGTTTATATAGATTATACTCCTATAATGCAGAATACAAACAAAACGTTTGTAGTTCGTCAATATAAAGGTATAGAAGAGATTGTTATTGACCAAAGAGGTTCTGGATACAATACAGATATTCCACCAACTATTACAATTGATGGTGATGGTACTTCTGGAAAATTAGAAGCAGTTGTATCAACTGTTGGTGCTATTGATCAAGTTAATATTTTAAATTCTGGTTCTGGATATACATCTAATCCTCGTGTTATATTATCTCATCCACAGGTCTTTAAGAAAGCGGATTATTATCTTTCTAAAGTTGAAAATCAGAATTATGTTAAAATTAATGATACTTACGTTAGTGATAATAAAGAGATCTTTATTTGTGGTAAAACAAAAGATGCTGTTGGAAATACAGTAGGTTTTGTTGCTAAATTATCTGCTACAGGTGTTAAAGAGTGGGAGAATACTCTAGAGAGTACTGATGGACAATACTATACAGAGTTTCAAAAACTTTATGTAGATGGTCTTGATGTTTGGGTGGTTGGTAATAATAAGCCAAATTCTAATCTACTTAATGCATATAATCCAGATGTTATACTTGCTAAGTATACTCAGACAGAAAATGGATTGAGTGCTGGATTACAGTTCCAAAAAGGATATGCTGGTATCTCTGGTGCTACTCGTGCTGACTATGTATCTTCAATTCAAAAATGGAGTGATACTCGTTTCATTATTGGTGGTTATACTAATACAAATTCCAGTAACCCATATGATGCATTCTTAGCATCTATTGATAGTACTGGTAATTTTGCTATTAAGAGAAAGCTTGTATCTACTAGTAAATCTGAAAAGATTGTAGATATGAAGGTCATAACTACTACTTCAGGAGCTACAGAATTATACTTCATAATGGAAGTAGGGTTAAATCAAGCTACTACCGATGTTAATCTTGCATTTGGTAAAGCAACTTTAACTACAAGTGCAATTAATATAGACTTTATTAAAGAGTATAGTACATCTGTATATTCATTAGTTGATGGTAGTCTTGTCTTTGACGAATTTAATGAGTGTTATATTTCTTGTTCATTAAGATTTAAGTCTGATCCTACACAGAAAGATAGTTTCTGGGTTTGTAAAGTTAGTAGATCTGGTGATATAATTTGGAATTATCGTTATGTTGCTCCTGGTAGAGATATCACTATGGCAGATAGGAGTTCTATCGATATATTTGGAGATTTAAACGTTGCATTTAGTAGAGACAATACTACAACTGGTGTTAAAACTGTAGATTCAGTTAAGATTGGATATAATGGTATTATTAAGAATCATACAACTAATGAATTTAATAAAAACCGTATTGAAGGTATAACCGTTCATTCAGTTAATACTGATAATTCTGGTGATATTTACCTTTCTGGTCAAACTCAATGGAATAGGAATGAGTTTATATTCGATTTTGCTGCTAATGAGCAAACAGATCTAACTAGCAACTATACTTTAACTTCAGTTGGAGCAAGTAATGCTATAACTTATGATGATAATATGGCAAAGATCTATGGTTATCAACCAGCTGGGTCTAGTTCTACATGGGAAAATTCTTATCTTAAGGTTGCTGGATCTGATTTAGGTACAACATTAGCAAATGATTGGACTTTAGAGTTCTTTATATACAAATCTGGGTCACAATCTCAGACTTTATCACAAAATGTCCAAACTATAATGGGTATCGGTGGTGCTAGAGATGCTACTGGTGGACTATGGTTAGGATATGATAATTCCTCTGGTGAGTTGCAGATGGTTATTACCAATCAAACAACTCAGTTAATTAATGGTTCTGGACAATCATCCACACAAACAACAATGTATGCTGACAATAGTTGGCAAACCATTGCGGTAAGGAAAGAAGGGAATGTATTTAAAGCATATGTTAATGGTATAGAAGTAATAAGTGGTACATTATCAAATACTTCTTTTGCTACTAAGGACTTGTACTTTGGTAACCAGGTTGGTTTTGGTGCTGGTGCTACAGATTTCAGTCAAAATTATCAAGGTCAATTCTTCATTGATAATATTAGATTGAGAAATAGAGCAGTTACTGTAACTGTACCTTCTGATATTTCGAGTTTACCTCCTGTTGCATCATTTGCATTAGGATTTGCTTGGACAGACACTGCTTGGTTTACTAATAATTTAACCAAGTATGATTATATTGACCATAATGGATGGAATTTAAAAGTAGATAAGAATGCTGATTCTACTAGATTGGGTGATAAAGGTGTACAAACTAATACTCAATTAGGATTTGTCAGAACTTCTGTAACTCCTGTTACTGGATCTTCAATGACAATAGGTGAAGCTGATTTTGCGTTAGGTGATGCAGGTCTACAAACTTTAGACTTTGATGATGCTACTATAACAATGACTCCAGGTACAGAGACATTAACTTATACTAATGATATTTGGAGTTCTAGAACAGCGACTGTTCCTTCTCCAGGTTCTCAAAAATTACAAGTATCTGCTGTAGTTAAGGATAGATATTTCTTTAAGGTTACTAATACAGTTAAAATTGATAATATTCAAGAGTTAACTATAAATCAACCGTTCATATTTACTACTGGTGCTAAGTTAAGACTTAATAATCTTTCTAATGGTAACTTTATTAATAGTGGGTATATCATTAAATCTGATATACCTAACAGAAAAATTTATGTTGCTGTTCAGAATAATCCTTGGAGTAATGATTTAAACACTGGTATTTTAGTTAGTGAGCAATTTAATGAACAAGATACTTATGGAATAGTTGGTCCTATTCCAAATGATGTTAATGAAATGAAGGCATATACCTTCGCACAGGTAAACAATACAACTCCTGGAACATTTGATATTGATATGTCCACTTATGATGCTCCTGCTAATATTGGTGGTACTAATAACTTAGATGACTTTGCTAGATTTAAACCATTTAATGTAGGTGACTATTCAGTTAGAATTGATGAAATTGGTGGTAGTTCATCGTTTATTGTTGGATCTGTAGTTTCACTTACATCTAACGATATATCTTTCAATGCTAATTACAATACATGTGAGATAACAAATTTAATAGGTGTTACTAAGATTACATTGATTTCTAATCTAGAAAGAATACTTCAAATAACTGCTGTTGCTAATAGTGATGAAGTTTATGTAATTACAGGAACAAGTCATTACTTGTCTGAAGGTGAAATTGTTTATGTTGATGGTAACCCATCACAAACAGATAGTGGTCTTGTTTACGATGAGTATGATGGTGCATTTGCTGTTGATACTGTTGTAAGTCCACTTGAATTTACTTACAAATTACCACAAACTGCTATAACTGCTCCTGCAACTAATGCTGCTAGTGTTGGTATATTTGTTAAGTCTCCAACTCTAAAGATGTACTATGGACATCAGTATATCTTTGATTTAGCTCATTCTACACTTGTTGGTGGTAATTTATCTTTTGCTAAGGATAATCTTTATAAGTTGGAATATTCATTCAACTCTATTGAAAGAATTGGAACTCCTGGTTTAACTGGTCAAGGAGAACCAAATCCATCAGTTAAGTTGAAAGTTGATAATGATATAGTTACTAATATTTCCTACTATTTCGATCCTTCTAGAACTGGTGCTGATTCTCCTGTAATTTCTGATAGTTATCTTGATGTAACAGATTCACCTTATACTGGTACATTTACAATTAGCAGTACTTCTGGTCAAACAATTACTCGTGGTGCTGATGTATTTAAATTCCCATTATTAAATGAGCCAGAAGGTATTGGTGATATTTCAAGAACTTCATATACTACAAGTTCATTAAAGGCAGTTGGTTCTATTGGAGATATCCGTATCATTAATCCAGGTGGTTTCTATACTAAGTTACCTATTGTTACTGGTATTGCATCTACAAGAAAGATTGAAAGAGTTCAAATTATTGAACCAGGAACTGAATATGCTGTAGGAACATATAATGGTGTACCTATTGCTGGTGATGGTGAAGGTGGATTTGTTCAAATTACTGTTGCAGACGGACAAGATGATGAAGGTATAACCATTCCAGGTCAGATTCAAGAAGTTCTTGTCACATCTCCAGGTAAAGGATACACTTCTGCTACAATTGACGTTGAAGGTGTTTCTGGTATTCTTGGTGCTGGTTTAACTGGATCTGGTGCAGATTTATCAGTTGTTATTCCACCTTTCGGTACTGAAGCATCTATCTTCACTAAGGGTGATAAGGTTGGTAAGATTAAGAAACTTAAGAATAATAACTTTGGTTATGATTATCCTCATGACTATACTTTACGTCCTGAGATTACATTCCCACTTAATGCTCAGTTAACTTCTACAAGTATTCTTGAAAGTATTACTGTTACGAATCCAGGTTCTGGATATTCATTAGCACCTACTGTTGTTATTACAGGTGGTGGTGGATCTGGAGCAACTGCTGAAGCAACTATTAAGAATGGTAGATTGGATATTGTTGAAGTTAAAGACCCAGGTGCTGGATATTCTTCCACTCCTTCTGTAAGTCTTAGGTCTTCATTTAACTATGTTGTTAACCTTGACTTAGGTTTATTACAGTTTGCTTATCCACATGGTATTACTAATGGTGCTGAAATTAGTGTTGCTGTAACAGATACTGGAGATGGTGCTGATTATCCTCTAGCTGCTGGTGCAACAGGTCGTCTTAATCCAAATACTACTTATTATGCAATTTCTGGTAGTGCAAACTCTCTAGAAGATGATCAATTAAAGATCGCTATTACTCCTCAAAACGCAGAATTGGGTGATGCATTATCATTTGTTAACGCTGGTGATGGTCGTCAGAGTATCTTAACTGAATCATTTGGTGGTGCTGCTACCGCTAACGTTATTACTTCTACCTTCCTTGAAGGTGAACTTGTTTATCAGGGTGATTCATTAGAGACATCAACAGCACAAGGATATGTTTCAACCAACTCTGGTTGGCAGATTGGACCTAGAATTCTTAAGATTGTTAATTATGATGGTGTATTTTCAGAAGGTGAACAAATAACTGGTGTTATTTCTAAGTCTTCTGGTACTATTAGTGACCTTAAGTTTGCTCGTGGTGTTCTAGATATTGGTTCTATAACTAAGACTACTGGTCAGTTTATTGATGATGTTGGTAAACCATCTGAAATTATTCAAAAGATTCAAGACTCTTACTACTATCAGGACTTCTCTTATGCTGTTAAGTCTGCTGTTTCTATCAGTGAGTGGAAAGAAATTCTAATCAGAAACGTTCACCCTGCATCGTTTAAGGTGTTTGGTGAGTTGAACTTGAATGAGTATGGAGAGATTCCTAATAAAGATACTTTCTTTGAACTTACTAAGTCTGTAGAACTTGCTCAAGAAGCAATTGTTCCAAATATTCAAAACTTTGCTCTTGTAGATCCAATTTATACTGAGTTTAATAATACAGAAGTACTATTCAGACAGAAGAGATTGACATCTTCTGAGAACATTCTAACTTCTGTTGTACAGAGAGTTGATGATATATCAGACCAGTTTGATGGTATTAAGACTTCATTCCCATTAACAGTTAATGGTGGTACTGTTGTTGCTAACGCAAATCAGTTAATGGTTGTCTTGAATGGTGTTGTACAAAACCCAGAGACAGCATTTACAATCCAACAGGATTCTATAGTATTCAATGAACCACCAAGACCACCAGCAAGTGTTAAATATGCTTCTGTTACCATTGATGCTATTCAAGGATATGAAATGATATTCAATAATCCTAGTGGAATTTATCCTGGTCTTGGTAATGAGATTAAGGGTAGTTCTACTGATGCTAGATTTACTGTATTGAAAGTAGTTGGTAATGTAGTTACTGGTTATATAACTGATGGTAGTTTTATACTTGGTGAATTATGTAACGTTGTAGCAACAGGATTTGCTGGAAACTTAGCATCTATAACTCCAGTTGGAAGTATTGGACTATTTACTTTTGGTGAAAATATTACAAACCTAGAAGGTAATACTGCAAAGGTTGAAGCAGTTAACTTAGAAACTGGACAAGAGATGCCTATTGCTAAATTAAGGTATTCTATTGGTCCTTCTACAACTGTATTTGAAGTTGTTGACCCAACTGCATCTACTGACCAACCAGTACCTTTAGGAACATTTGTTGCTAATGTTAATTATCAAGTAGGATCTGAAATCTTTACTCTTATAGGCACTGTAGATAATGCAGAGTCCACATCACTTACAGTTGTAAGAAATGTTCTTGGTACAACTGCAGCGAATCAGCAAGATAGTACTCCACTTTATAGTACTAAAATTGAGGTTACTGATCAACTAACTTTAAGTAAGACTGCAGGTACATATACATCAACACCTGGATTATTTGATATTCAGTTGAATGATGTTATCTATGGAGCACAGTCTGGTGTTATAGCACGAATTACTTCAACATCTGCTTATCAAGATCCTATAACTCAAGAATTTATTGGTCAGGTTGATATCTCTCCTGGTTCTTCATTCTTTGGATTATTATTCAACAGAATTACATCTCAGACTTATCCAAATGTTGTTTTAGATGATATTGCATCATCTGCAGTAAGTATTGTTGATGCTACCGATAATCTAACTCCTTATAATGGTAACTTCCCAGCTAATGAACAGATTAATAATTATATTGTTCCATTTAATAATTTAACAGGAACGTTACAACTTAATGAAAATATTCGCAATTATAAGATTGAATATGGTAATAATACTAATGAATTTGTAACTGGTGAAACTGGTAAAGTTAGAAAGATGTCCTTCTATGATAGAGAAGGAACTGGATTCTTTAGTTCTGGTCAAGTTATAAGATCTAGAGATACTAAGGCTGAAGTTATTGGATATAACCAAGCACGTAATACAGTATATCTTGGTAAGATTGGTAGAACTAAGTCTAATGGTGAAGACTATTTTGATTTTACTTTTGCTGGTAGTGCTCAGATTGATACTACACAGAAAAAGTATGGTGCTGCTTCATTACAATTAACTGCTGGAACAACAGATTATATCTGGTGTCAAACAACTAATGAAATTGCATTTAGTAGTGGTGACTTTACTTTTGAATTCTATATACGTCCTGATTCTTCTTCATTAAGTGGAACTATCGATGTTTTTGATACAAGAGTTTCAAGTGCTAATGAAGTTGCATTAAGAGTATATCTCGAAAGTGGTCAAGTTCGTTGGAATGTTAATAATGCAGATCTTGTAACTTCTGTTGGAACATCTCTAACTGCTGATACATGGGCTCATGTTGCTTACACTAGAACAGGTACATCTGGTAAGATGTATATTGATGGTGTTGAGGTTGGTACTGGAACTGATAATACAACTTATACTGCTAAACCACTGTTTATTGGTGTTGGTTATGCATTTGGAACTGGATTTATCGGTCATATTGATGAGGTAAGAATCTCTAATACTGTCAGATATGCAGCTGCATTTACACCTTTAGCTGGAATATTCCAAGGTGATAGTGCTACTAAGATGTTACTTCACTTTGATGGTAAAGATGGTCAGCAATGGGTACAAGATTGGTCTGGTTCTGAGTCATTCACAAAGGGAGAATATTTCAATAACGATGCTATAATTTCTACTGTTCGTTATGTTGGTGATCATACATTTGTAGCTGGTACTTCAAACGCTGCTCTTACATTTAACGATGGAACTATAAAGGATGTTACTGATGCAACGTATAATGGTGAGACTGGTGTTTTAGTATTGACTATTGGATCTCATAGTTTTACAACATCTAATACTGTAACTATTGGTACTGATAAGTTACCATTCACTTGTGATAAAGATAATCATACAACTGAGCATAGATATCCAAGACCAACTGACCCTGCACATGGAGTAGCATTAACAATTGATTCAGTAACTGGTACTACAATTACAGTTAATGTTGGTAGAGCAGTTTCTAGAGGTTTTGTTGGAAATACTAACAGGTATTACAATGCTGCTACATTGATTGAATCCAACTTAGACTTCATTGCTCAAGAGGCAGTATATCTATTAGAACAGAAATTCCCAGATTTCACTGTCATTAATGGTAGTGTAAATTGTCAAGATGATGTTAAAGATATTTGTAAGTCTATTGCATCTGATTTACGTAATGGTAGTAATGAAAAGATTTGGACTGCTGCATCATACTATGTTGATAGAGAAGATATAAACAATGTTAAATTACTCAACGTTGAAAATGAAATTGTAGAAACTGTTTGGACATATGGTAAATTAAATCAAATTTTAAGATATATCATAACCAATGATGCTTGGGATGTTCAAGGTCATCATGGACACAAGCAGAAATTTGATACTAGTATTACAGAGTCTAGTGGTAATGCAGCATCTAAATTCACACCTTCAGGAGCAGAATATAATGCTGCAACTGGCGAATTAAAAATATTAAAAGCATCACATGGTTTGTTTAGTGAAACATCATTATCAATTAATGGTGGTGGATATAACCCTGTTACTGGTATGCTTACATGTACAACCAGTGGTGCTCATAATCTTACAGCAGGTTCTAAACTTCAAATTGAAGATGAGTCTCTAACATTTACTTGTGCTATGGATCAGAATAGGTCTGAGCATAAGTATCCAAGATCTTCTGACCATGCAAGTCAAGGTTGGTTAGATGTTGTTGTTGTTAACTCAACAACTTTCCAAGTTGATGTTGGTAAAACACCAGACGTAATTTTCAATCCTACTGCTGCAACATACAGTGGTTCAACAGGTCTTCTTAAGATGACTATTGGTGAGCATAGATTGAGAGCTGGTACAAATATTAAGGTTGCTACAGGTAGTCTTCCATTCAGATGTACTATGGATGGATTGCAGTCTGTTAAGAAATATCCAAGAGCGAATGATTTCATTTATCAGGATAGTGTTCCTATTCTATATGAAGGAACTACTCATACTGCAAATGGTGCATCATACACACCAGAAACAGGTTTACTAACAATTACAGTGTTTAGTCATGGATTTGCTCATGGTGATAAAGTTCGTATTGCTGATGAATCACTTACATTTGAATGCTTGTTGGACAACAACATAACTCAACATAGATATCCACGTTCTACAGACCCATCTAGCGGTAGGTTACATAAGATTCTTAATGTAACTACTAATACATTTGATGTAAATGTTGGTATATCTCCTGACCTTTCATTACATACATTTAAGTCTGCAGATCCTAATGGCATTATTCATAAGGATAATACCATTACTTTAGATGTTGGTAAGACACATAATATTGCATATGATGTTTCTAGTGCAAACTATACTCCTGTAACTGGTGCATTAGTAATTACCACTTCTGCTCCTGGTTCTCCTGGATTAGGTGGAAATATGAATTTAATGGTTGGTGATAGCATTAGACTTAGAGATGGAGCATTCCTCTTCTCATGTAATATGGACGGTCAAGCAACCGATCATGCATATCCAAGATTAACTGACCCTGCTCGTGGTACTGCTGTTGAAGTTACTAATATTTCTGAAATTAATAGGACTGCAACTGATGCATCATACAACCCATTAACAGGTATGATGACTGTTACTTGCGGTGCATTATTAAACCCACCAAGTACTAGAAATTGTACTGGTGCTGCTTATGATCCTGCTACTGGAATGTTAACTATTACATCATCTGGTCATCAGGTATACAATGGTAACCTTGTTAGACTTAATGATGGTGCATTTATATTCCGTTGTGGATTGGATGATGAGACAACAGACCACTTCTACCCACGCTCAGGTGACCCTGCAAGAGATGAATGGTTACCTGCACAGAATAGAACTGCAAATACATTTGATTTGTTTATTGGTAAGTCTCAAGACCTTAGTGAGCATACATGTGTTGGTGTAACTACTAACCCTTGCATGAAAGTTGCTGGTGAGTTAGTTAGATTTGAAGAAGGTGCTATTACCTTTAGTTGTACTAAAGATGGTAATGCTACAAACCATGCATATCCTCGTAAGACTGACCCAGTGTTTAGAAGAGGATGGAGTGTTGTAGAAGCTTCAACTAACACTACATTTGATGTATTTGTTGGTAGAACTATATTTGGTGCTTATACACACAGCTTCGTTTCTGGATTAGCTGACGGTATTAGGCAGAATAATAATGCCTTTACTGTTAATGTTGGTAAGAGTAAGTTCTCAGCATACACACCTTCTGCTGCTACCTATGTACCTGAGACAGGTATTATGGACTTGACTATTGGTAATCATTGGATTAAGGATGCTACCACTCATACAGCAACTGATGTAAATTACATTGCATCAACTGGTGTAATGACACTTACAATTCCTAATCATGGTTTCATGATAGGAGATAAAGTTAAGGTTGCTGATAATGCAATATCATTAACATGTTCATTAGACCAACACGGTAGTGAGCATACTTATCCAAGATCTACTGACCCTAAATCTGGGGAGTGGATGCTAATTTCTAACGTTACTGATAATACATTTGATGTTAACGTAGGAACTTCACCACAATTAGACTTTGATGTTTCCAATGCATCCTACGATCCTGTATCTGGAAACTTAATACTTACCATTGGTACACATAGTCTTTCAGTTGGAACTAGTATAAGATTAAAAGATAATTCAATTACATTTGTTTGTGATTATGGTGGAGATGGATACAGTACTCAGAAGTCATATCCAAGATCATATGGTGCTAATACAAGTGATAATCAAGACTATGCATACAATACTTCACTGAATATTATTGCTAAGGATGCAACAACCATTACGGTAAACGTTAACGAAGCACCAGATACTGCAATTAGTCATGCTGGTACTCATAACTATCATTCATCTTTATCAGGTGCTGTAATTACTGGTGGTGATTACACTCACACATTTGTAAGTTGTGTTCAAAATGGTATTACAAGAGCTGGTGATTCTGTATACATTGAGCAAGATTCATTAACATTCCGTTGTGATCTTGATGGACAGACAACAGATAAGACATATCCTCGTTCATCTGGTTCTAATGCTCCTGGTGGTGCTGACTATGCCTACAATACTGCAACTTATGTTCAGGAAGTTAAGACTACAACTCATACTCCAACATTAGCAGCATACACTCCAACCACAGGTATGATGACCATAACTCTAGCTGGTCATGGATTATCTGCTCCAACTACAAAAACTGCAGAAAGTGGTACATCATTTAATCCAGCAACAGGTGAACTATTTGTAACATCTGCTAATCATGGATTTGTAACTGGTGATATGGTTAAGATTGCTGATAATTCTTTAGTCTTTACTTGTGCTGAAGATGGTAATTCTACTAATCATTCATATCCAAGACCTAGTGACTTTGCTAGTGGAAGATTCTTCCCAATACTTCGTACAAGTGCTAACGATTTCAGTATGACTGTTGGTAATGCATTCGGTGATCAACCTATTTCCAATAATACAACTCACGTATGGGTATCAGCAGTTGCTAATGGATTGGTTAAAGCAAATGATAAGGTTAGATTAGATGAGAATGCAGTAACATTCACTTGTGCTAAAGACGGTGATGCTACAAACCATTCATATCCAAGACGTACAGACCCATCTTACTTTGAGTGGTTACCATTAGATAATGTTCAGACAGATACATTTGATGTCTTTATTGGTAAGTCTAGTGATACATCAACCCACACCTTTGTAAACTTTGTTGCAAACAGCATGAAGAGACCAACTGGTGTAATTACAGTTGATGTTGGTATATCTTCAAATACTTCAACTCACGCATTCCAATCTGCTAGTGCAGATGCTATTAAGTGTGGTGGACAATACACTCACGTTTGGAAGGGTGGACTAACAGTAGATAAAGCATTTACTATTGGTGGTGATTATACACACGAATTTGTTTCTGGTGGTGAGAAGTTTACTATAACTACTGCTGCATTTACTCCTGGAACTGGTTTAATGACTGTAACAGTTCCTAATCATGGATTTGACAATGGAGATATGGTTAAATTTGACGATGGTTCAATAACATTCCGTTGTTTACAAGATAACTATCAGACTGACCATACATATCCACGTTCTTCTGACCCAGCTAGCGACACATATTTGGAAGTATCTAGTGTTACTAAAGATACCTTTGTTGTTAATGTCGGTACTTCTTCTAATACTACCACTCACCAATTCCAATCTGCTGTAACAAATGGATTAACTCGTGCTGTAATTAGAACTGGTGGTGCTTATACACATACTCTTACAGGTGCTAAGGGTGGATGCTTTAAGAAGAAAGGTAGAGCAATAGCTATTGATGATCATGGATTGACCATGACATGTGAATATGATGATAGAGGTTCAAATCATACGTATCCACGTACTACAGATCCTTCATCTAAGCAAGTATTACCAATTACTAAGTTTGATACAAACTCATTTACTGTTAATGTTGGTCCTACTTCATTCAATAAAAATTATAAACCATACAATCCTACTGCTGCAACATACGATACAAGTAATGGTAATTTACAGCTAAACCTTCTTGCTCATGATATTACAACTGATGATTTCGTAATCATTGAAGATGAGTCAATTAGATTTACATGTACAATGGACAATAACCAGTCCATTAAATCTTATCCTAGACCTGGACATGATGTTCGTACTTCTGGTAAAGAATTACCAGTTATTGCTACAGATGCTACTTCAATAACAGTTAATGTAGGTACACCTGGAACTAATCAGACATTTACACCATCTGCTGCTACTTACGATGCATCAACAGGTGATATGACTTTAACGATTGGTCAACATGGAATGCGTAAAGGTTCTAGTATTGTTATACAGAATAATACTTTACAGTTCACTTGTGATATGGATGGCAATACTGCCACTAAGACATATCCACGTGCAACAGATCCTTATGGTGCTGAGAAATCAATTCCTGTAACTGACGTATATTATAGTTCAGGTACTGCTAGTAACGCTGCATTTGTTCCTTCAACAGGTGTAATGACAATTACATTGACTGCTCATGGACTTAATAATGGAGATTACATCCAACTTGTTGATGAGTCATTAACTTTTAGATGTAACTTAGATGGATATACATCGGACCATAAGTATCCAAGAGCAACTGACCCTTCAAGTGGAAGATGGTTAGCCATTTCAAATAAGACCAATGATACATTTGAAGTTAATGTAGGAATATCTTCAGATACTTCTACTCATGCTTTCTTAAGTGCTGCAACTAATGGTGTTAGAGCACAGAATGGTATGATTAAGGTTAATGTTGGTAAGTCTCCTATCAAAGGATACAATCCTTCATTAGCAGCTGGTTCAACAACAGCATATGATCCTACTACTGGAATGTTGACCATTGATATTGGTGCTCATGAACTTGAGGTTGGTGATGGTATTAAGATTGCTAAACAATCATTTGGATTTATTTGTGCTCAGGATGGTGGTAATACTATTCACTATTATCCTCGTACAAGTGATTGGGGTTATAATAAATCTCATCCTATTACTGCTACAACTTCAACTTCTGTTACTGTTAATATATCTAATGGTGCTATTAGTAATACTACAGAACATGCTTTCTATACAGTATATGATAAGTACACACCAACTGGAATAACATATAGTGGTTGGACAGGAATAATGACTGTTACAACTAATGTTGTTCATAATATGGATGCAGGTGAGTACATTAAGTTTGATGATAATTCATTAACATTTACATGTACTAAAGACGGTAATGCTACTGAGCACAGATATCCTAGAGCAACTGACCCTGCAAGTGGTAAGTGGTTGAAGGTTCTATCTACAGGATTGACATCATATACCTTCCAAGTACAAGTTTTAGATATATCACCTTCTACTAACGTTACTACACATACATTCGTATCTGGTAAAACATATGCAACTAACTGTATTAAGAGAGCAGCAGTTGTAACTGGTGGTGATTATGCACATACATTTACTGGTAATGCAAGTAGCAATAATGTTTCTTATGAACCAGCAAGTGCTCACACATTCTCAAGTGCTGACCCTGGTGCAGTTAAGAAGCTCTTAACTAAGCATTCTTTTGTTTCTGCAGAAACTAATTGTGTTACTGTTATGGATTATAGTGTAGGTGATTGTGTAGATGTTCAAGCAACTGTAGAAAACTTAATTGATATAGTTACTGATACTTTAGAAGATGCTAATAATCCATCACCTATAGATCATCTTGGTTCTGTATCAAAATTATCTTCAGATCCAAATAATGAATTCCTTGGTGGACGTGTATATGCATATTTGGAAGAAACATTCCCAGTTTCATTACACAATTCTACTGATGATATAATCTATGCAAATCAAATTGGTAATGATGGTAAGTACAGATTCCAAGATGCTGCTGATTTAGTTGAAGCAAATGCTGGTCCTATTGTAGATAAAGCATCTTACGATATGCTTAATCTATATCCAGATTTACTTTTGGATATGCCTAGAAATGCTGATGGTAGTGGAAATGGTACTTTACAGTGTAAGACTGACTTAGCATTAATTCTTACTGAATTTATTAAAGACCTTAGACAAGGTGGTAACTTTAATACAGTTAACGTTGCTAGGAGATATCTTGGTGCTAATGATGTAATCTTACACATTCGCTTACAGTTATTCCAATCTGCATATGCACATTTACGTCTTGCACATTACATGAAGCAAGCGATAACTGGTAATTTAACTTATGATAATACTGATAAAATTATAGTTGGTGATTGGGGTATTACACAATCAACAGCAACTCAATTTACAGCAACAGGAGCAACTTATGATCCTGCAACTGGTATTCTTGTTGCAACTATTGGAACTCATAGTCTTGAAGTTGGAGACTATGTTAATGTCGTAGATGGTTCTTTAACATTCAGTTGTGCTGGTGGTACAGGAACTCATACTTTTGTAAGTGGTGTTACTGATGCCATTACTGCAGACTCTGGTGGACCATTTACTGCAGCAACAGGAACAACATATAATCCTTCAAATGGTAATCTAGAATTAGAAATTGGATCACATAGTTTGACTACAAGTAATACAATTAGTATTGCTGATTTTGGAATTACATTTACTTGTGATGCTGATAATCATTCTTCTAATCATCCATATCCACGTCCTACTGACCCTGCGTCTACTAATACGTCAGATATGAATAATGGTGTTCTAGCAATTAGTGCTGTAACTGGTACAACAATTACAGTTAACGTTAGTGCAGTTACAACATCTCAGGCTGCATATCCAAGATCAACTGACCCTGCGTCTGGTAGTAATTTGGAAATCCTTGCTGCTGATGCAACAACAATTACACTTAATGTTGGTGCTACAACTAATGTTCAAGCACATACATTTGTAAGTGCAGTTGCTGCTGGAATAGTCTCTCCTGGTGATTGTGCTGATGTTAAGGAAGCAATTGATAGTTTAGTTGAAACTGCTAATGATATCATTGCTCCTACAAATAATGACTTTGCAATATCTGCTGATAGATTATACTTTAATAGAAAATCAATTGCTGATGAAATAACAACATTAGTAACTAATGAATTCCAATTCCAATTAGCAGAAGGTGGTCCTTACTACAATGCATTCTTATATCCAGAACCAGGTGGTGTTCAAACATGTCAACGTGACCTATCTCTTATTATGTTGGGTATTATTTCTGACTTACAAACAGGTGGAAATAATAGCACTATTGCTGCAATGGAAAATTATCTATCCACTACAATGCAAATTAACTACATCGAAGATGAGTTATTAGCAACAACATATGCTATTGAGCAGATGAAGTGGTTAGGTGAGCATGCAATTCTTAATAGGTTGTACACTAAAGATTCTAATGAGGTTCCTCCATCATATAACTTTAACTATACTACTATAGAAGCATATAGAGATGGATTAACACCAGTTGATATGAGCCCAGTTGTTACTAGGTTTAAAGAATTGGTTGATATTGCTCTTAATATACTTGCTCCTGGTAAGTTGGCAATGAGAGGTGCTGCTAAGAACTTACTTTATAACCAGAGTTACTATAAAGAAGAGATTACAACTCTTGTAACACAGCAGTTCGGTGCTTCTGTTTGGTTGTATGATGATTGGCTCAATACCATTGTTACTAATTTAGTACATGATTTAATTACAACTGATATTACTGATACAGTAGTAGCACATAATATTGAAATTGAAAATGTTACTGGTGCTTTTGAAGTTGGTGAGATGATATTCAGTCAAAGAGCTGGTGGTGGATCTGCTGTAGTTCTTGAATATAAGAGTGAAGGTAGTTTCTTAGTTGTTGGAAAATGGTATGGTTCTCCTTGGGAAGCAAACGATAGACTAGAAGGAACACGTTCTGGTGTTGTAGCAAATGTTAAAGTGGGTGGAGTTGGTTATCCATATACTTGGTTTAACAAACCAGCAAATGTTAGAACTATTACTTTTGCTAAGAATATACAATCTAATATCCAAGGTCAGGTATCTGCACCTAATTTATTCTCAAATCCAGAGCAAATAAGATTTAATTGGCTTCCTGGTTATATTGTTATTAGTGATGATTTTGCACAAGCACCAGATGGTACACAAACTGCAGAAAAATTAATTGCTTATCAAAGTAATGGTTATCACTATACTAGTAGAAACTATAGTTTAACATCTTATGATACGTGGGATGATGGAATTATTAAGTTTGATGATACTAACAATAGTTTTGACGAAGGTGGAGCAGCTACTGAAGATGATAATCAGCAATATACATTCTCAGTATTCTTTAAAGGAGATGAATTTAATAAAGTTAGATTCGGTCTTGTTATGGATGCTGGTACAGTTGGTCAGCAAGATGTATTCTTTGATTTAGATCTTGCTTCAGGAACTGCTGGAACATTATTCCAACCTCAAGGTGGTATAAGTGGTGATGATTATGGTTCTGTTCCTTATGGTAATGGATGGTATAGAGCATATATTACAACAACCATATCCTTTGGATTTAGTGAATTACGTGCTCAATTCTTAATGTATGATGCTACTAATTCTTTATCATACTTGGGTGATGGTGCAAGTGGTATGTTTATGTGGGGTGCTAAATTATCTGTTGGTACTATTGACCCATACACTTCTCAACTTGGTGAAATATTCTATGCAGACACAGAGTATAATGTTAAGACCTATGCTTTAAGTGCTTTAGAAACTTATGCAAGTCAGGCAATAAGTGATACACTCACATCACCTTCACCTGCTGCAAGTTATATTAAGTACTTTGATGCTAACTCTTCTGCATACTATAACGATAAGTCAGTAACTAGATGTATCAGAAGTAACTTAGATATTCTAAAAGGACAACTAGGTTTAGATACATTCTACACTAATATCACTGTTAACAATGGTATTAGTATGCCTACCTACACATATGGAACTAGAGAAGTACCAATTGGTTTAGGTGGTGGATTAAATGATTCTGATTACTTGTATGGATTTAATAGTGGTGCATATGCAGAATTAGAAACTATGACTGTTAATGAAGGTGAGATTGTTAACATCTATCAGAGATTACGATTTGATGCTGAGATAACAGATGGACCATTCTGGATAGGTGAGACTATTAGAAAGGTATCTGATAATGCTGTAAATGGAACTGTTCATGGATTATGGGAAGATGAGAACTACAGATACGTAGATGTGATAATGAGTGCTGGTACATTTGCAGCTCTTGATATAGTTGAATCTGATAGAGCACAATTACCACCAACAGGACAGATTAGTGTAATTACAGATCGTCTTCAAATTATAGACCTTAAGGGTACATTTGAGGCATCGGTTCCATTTAAGGCATACACTAGTGGTGCAACTGCTACTCCAACCGAATTTATACGTACAGAAGCTGCTGTACTTGATAATACAGGTGGTACTTTAACAGTTGATACTGAAACTCTATTAGGTTCATTTGAAACAACTTCTGTTGTTTATCCTGAAGTTTCTAGACAATATATTGAAGTTAGTAAGTTTGATGGTTTTGATATATCAGTTGGTGATAGAATCGCATCTGCTGGATATACACGCTTGGGTATTTCAGTCATTAGTGGATTGAATGAATTTACTGTTGGTAGTAGACTTTATAAGGTTGTTGGTGGTATACAGGACTTTGATAATTATGCAATAATTTCTGAAGTTGATCTAGATAACAACTTCTTATATGTTGCTGATTTCCAAGGAACACCTCTTACAAATGGAGATCTCGTAGGTGATTATGGAGTTGGAAATAACTTCCCAGTTGGTTACGCATCTGTAACTACAAGGGTTGTCACACCTGGTGCTGGTTCAGCTTTAATTCAGGATATACGTGATAGCGGTACTCTTAAGAGAGTTTATCTAAGTAATATCAAAGGAACATTTGTTACTAAGGATGCAATTATCAGTGCTGATGATTATAAGGCAATCGTGGTAAATAAAGTTCCACTTCTCGCACGTGTTAAGAGAGCATTTAAGGGATTTGATGGAGTTCAAACTACATTCAAACTCTCTACTGGTAATGGTACTCAGTACCTACCAGATCCAGCTGGGCATCTTCTTATATTTGTTAATGGTATTCTTCAACCACCTGGTGCGTCTGCTGCTTATACAGCGTTCTCTGATTCTATTCAGTTCACAGAACCACCAGATTTAGGAGCATCATTTACAGGATTCTACGTAGGTAAGTTGAGACAGTTGGATGATATCTCATTCGAGTTTGACTCCTTACGTCAGTCATTCAACCTCAAGCGTAATGATGTATTCTACTCACTAACGCTTACGGATGGTGTTCAGTCCACAACTATCAGACCTGAGAATAATATCATCGTTTCACTTAACGGTGTTATTCAGGAACCAGGCGTTGGTTTTGAATTGGTTGGTTCACGTATCATCTTCTCTGAGATTCCTCGTGTAGGTTCTACATTTGTTGGATTCTCCTACGTTGGTTCTGAGGCAGACGTTGATGCTGCTGAAGTTATTCCACCTATCGAACCTGGTGACTTTATTGATATCCAAGGTGAGACATCAGACAGAGAGGTTGCTGTTATTGAGTCTTCAAACTCTCTAATTACATTTGACTATCTTGGTTCTGTGTTCGGACAGAACGCACAAGCACAGGCAAATTTAACTTCAGGATTTATTAATAGTGTACAGGTTACTTCAGGTGGATCTGGATACACAAGTAGACCAAATGTTAGAGTTGACTCTATATCTGGTTTTGAAGGAGATATTAACGCACTAGTTGGTGTCGGTGGAGTTGTTATTAATAACCAAGGTACTGGATATCAAAATCCTAATATTGAGGTTGAGACATCAGTTCCTGATGATTGGACTGCTCCTGACCTTTCACAATATGGTGAAGAGTTAGTAGACCCTGAAACACCATAAATAACTAAAAAATGTAGCGAGTAATGGCCAAACAATCACTAAATCTTGGTACGGTAGCTAATGATAACACAGGGGATACCCTGCGTGGTGGAGGCGACAAGATTAACGACAATTTTAATGAGATATATTCCGCAATTGGTAATGGTACTAATATACAACTTAGTGTCATAAACCCTGCTGTTGGTCAAGTTCTCCGCTATAATGGTAGTAATTTTTTACCGTCAGATCTTACAACTTTAACATCGGGACTGGATGTAAATGGAAATTCTATCATATCCTCAAGTAATGGAAATATTGCTCTCGCTCCCAATGGGACAGGAGATGTTACTATCTCTGCTGGCGGTGTTACTGCTACTTTTGATGGTGCGACTGGAGATTTTGACTTCCCCACGAGAATAGGTTACAAAAATGAATTTCCAGCATTGGGTAATGCACCTTCTGCTGCAGCTTATGGTGGATTTTTCTTTACTGTAGATGGTGATGATAATCCATATGTTAACATTAATATTACTACAGGTGGTGTTGGTGATGTAAGAGCAAAACTTATTACTGAGTATTCTAGTGTTGATTTATTAGCAGATATTGATACAACTACTGTTGCTCCTACAAATAACCAAGTTCTTAAATGGGATTCAACTGCTGCTAAATGGAAACCAGGTGATGATGCTGCTGGAGTTAGTTCTGTAAACTTATTTGCTACTGTTGCTGGTGATACTGGGTCTACAACTGCTAATAGTCAAGTTGATACATTAACAGTTGCTGGTGGAACTAATATAACAACAACAGTTGTTGGTGATACTTTAACAGTAGATTTTTCTGGAACTCTTACTACCACATTTGCTGCTTTAACAGATACTGATGTTGGTGGTTTAGTGCAAGGAGATTCATTATTTTATAATGGTACTAATTGGGTTGTTACACGCAGTCCTATTACTTGGTGGGAAGTAAATGCTTCTGGTTCATCTGACTATACATTTGCTGGACCTGGATTTTCATCTGCAACTGCTGATGCAACTCTTTCTGTTATGAAGGGTATGACATATGCTTTTGATAATACTGTTCAAGCATCTGCACACCCATTTAGAATACAGAGTAGTCAAGGTTTGAGTGGTAACCCATATACTGCTGGTCAAACTGGTAGTGGAACTGCTGTTCTTTATTGGACTGTTCCTATGGATGCTCCAGCTATTCTTTATTATCAGTGTACATTACACGCTGCTATGAATGGCGTAATCAACGTAATCGGTTAATAAAATATGGCAAGAACTGTTCCTGGAAGTGGTGCTGTAATTGAACCTATATTTGATGAAGTTTTTGGAGTTCGTGCAGTAAGAGTAGTTGAAGGAGGGGATTCATATTCTCAAGAGGATCCTCCACGTTTAACTATTACTGGTTGTGGTACACCTGACCAGGCAGCATTACTGTATCCTATTATTGATGAAGAATCTGGTAAGATAATACACGTTAGAGTCTTAGAAAGAGGTAAAGGATACGATCCTTTAAGATTACAAATAATTCCATCTCAGGATACTCCTAATGTTGTTAGTTCATTTGATATTAACAAGATATGGCAGACTCATCCAAACTCTCCAACTGTAGGAACATTTAGTGCCAACTCGGATAGGATTACTATTACTTCTGATAATAGTCCTAAGCCTTCTATTATAGATCAAGAAAGAGAACCAGGTGGTCAAAGTTACTTAGTAGATAGACCATTTAATCAAGAATTTATATTCAGGGGTGGTAAAGATGTACCAGACCCTAGTATTAGAGAAGAACAATTAGATAAAGTTACTGGTATATTAGCGAACGGTGGATTACTTCATACACCAGAATGGGGTCCAGATGGAAGTCCACCTCCAGGATTTACAATAGATGCTGTAAAGCATACTCATATTAAAAATAGTAGTGTGCATCATACTGTAGTTGATAATGCAGTTTATTATTATCAGTCTAGTAAAACTATTGGTGAATTCGCTTCTAAAAATGGTGTTTTTGAGTGGGGTAAGCAACAACAATTTACTTGGAATATTAAGGTAGAATTTGATAATGTAATGTTGCAAGTTGAAAATGTTGATCAAACTTTAGGTGTTGTTGAAGTTGGTAGAACAGTAGATGAAATTGGAGGTAATGGTAGAGGAGAAATTGCAAAGATTGTAAAGAATAATCTAGGAGTAATTACACATGTATATCTAAGAGATCTTAAAAATACATTTACTGAAGATGATGTACTTTTAGGTTCTACTGGTTTTAGTTTTAGAATTGCAGAACCAGTAACATATTTCCCTAATGGTATTTTTTATATTGATTTTGGAACGGATGCTGCAGAGTTTGGACCATTTGTTCCAGGTCAATATTATCTTTCTCCCGAAGATATTAAAGTTCAAAGAAATTATTTAATTAAGTGGAATCAATCAGACGCTACCAATTCTCCTGGAGAACATCATACAGATGGTCATCCTATGCAGTTCAGTACTACACAGGATGGTTTATTGAATGGTGGGTCACTTTATTATAATAGTACAGGTGCAAGTGCAGCACCATCTACAGATTATGAGAATGAGTTACAACCTCTGTTCATAATGAATGAGGATGAGACTAATCGTATTTACTACTATTGTAAGAATCACAGATATATGTCTGGTTATGAAGGTCATGAAGGTTATATGATCTTAGACCCTACAGTTGAAGCACATACACCAACTAATGATTATTATATTACTGATTATTATTCTGGTGGTGCTTCACCAGATTACAGTAGACATGCTGATGGACACTCTAAGATCTTAGGTATGTCTTATGATGGTTATCCAATTTATGGTCCTTATGGATATAATAGTAGTGGTTCAGTTGCAAGAGAAACTAGTGGTTATAGATTAAAAACAGGTGCTGAAATAGCAGGTGCAAGACCACAAATCACTACACCAACAACTGTAACTTATGCAGTAACTCTTGCTAATGGTACTTACAATTTTGATGGTAGTCAGGTTTCATTCTTAAATCTATTAAGAGGTAATACATATATCTTCCAACAGAATGATGCATCTATGATTAATAATCAGATGTTACTATCTGGAACAGAAGATGGGTGGCATGTATCTTCTACTCCTCAAGATTCCTCATATTTGTATAATGGAGTTGGTATTAGTTATTGGTTAGAAGGATCTGAAGTAACGTATGCTGCATATAATTCTGGATTTAATGCGGCTTCTTCTAGAGAGATAAGATTTCTAGTTCCTGTAGATGCACCATTAGCATTATATTTCTTTGCTTATACATCTGCTGGAATAGGGGTAAGAACTGTTCAAGATGGTTATGTGATGGGTGATCTAGTTGAAGATAATATTTGGGATAATCAAGGTACTCTTGATGAGTATAATGGTAGGTTTGCTGTAACTCCAGAGTATCCAAATGGAACATATGCTTACTTTATGACAGAGGATAGTTCAGGTAATCCTGTATACCCATATGTTATTGGTTCTAGATTTTATGGTAAAGCAATATTTGAAGGAGACACTCTTCCACAGGCAGCAGACATTTTTCCAGGTGGAGCAGAAGGTGAAATTGTTTTAAGTGCTGCAAATCCTGGCCAGATTGATTATGTTAAGATGACCAAAATGGGAGATAATTATTTTGGTCCTGCTACAGCAAGAATTTTAGGTGGAGAAGGTAGTGGTGGTACTGGTAGTCCTATAGTACAAACAGTTACTGGTCTTTCTTTAATGAATGGTGGTAGAGAGTATTCATCTCCACCAACTCTTATATTTGAAGGTGGTGGTGGACAAGGTGCTGAAGGTGCTGCAGCTGTTGACACATTAGGACAAATTAAAGATATTTCTATAGTTGATGCTGGTGAATACTATGAAGAACCTCCTTATATTTTAATTACTGGTGGTGGAGGTATAGGAGCAAAAGCAGAAGCAAGAATTGCTCAAGGTTCTATTAGTGAAATAGTAGTTACAGACCCTGGTAATGGATATATTAATCCACCATCAGTTATATTCACTAAACTTGTTAACCTTAAACGTAAGACTAGAGCAAGACAGGCATACAACTCAGGTGCTAATTATCTTACAGGTCTTGTTAAAGATGTTGCTCCATCAGATACAACAATATATGTTGATTCTACAGACGCATATCCTGGTTCTGGTACTGTTATCCTTAATAAGGAAACAATAGCATATACAAATAAAGCTCCTGGTAAATTCTCAGGACTAACCAGAGGTGTAAACTTTAACTATGACCAAAGAGTTATTCTTGATATTGGACAGAATAATCCTGATGGTTCATCAGCATATGAATTTAATGTAGGTGACAGAGTTATTAGAAAAGTTGAGAATGCTAGTAATAAGGTTGCTAAAGTTTATGACTTTAATAAATTTACGAGAGAACTTCTAGTTACATTTGAAGTAGATGAATTAGCATTTATTGATGGTGGTAGACCATCAACTGAAGATGCTATTGTTCAGTTTGATGCTGGTGTTGCTAATAGTGCTCCTGGTGGATTTAACCCTCATGTTCTGTTAGATGACCTTGGAGGACCAGGTATTGTTACATTAACGGTTCCTATTGGTCTTATGATAGATAAGAAGTTTGAAGATGATGATGAATTGGATGGTGCTGGAGATGGCATTATAGATCTTGTTAATACTGGCACAACTTTTGAAAATCAAATTAGTCTTGATGGTGGTATGTATTTCTCATTATATGGTATTGAAGAAACTCTTGGTGGACAAAACACAACTCTATTCCAAGTTGGTGACCAGATTAAAGATGCTGCTATTCCGTTTAAATACGCAACCATTAGTGCTGCTGGAACATTGACTGATGGTGTAGAACATGAGGCACTTGTCAATTTGTTCTTAGATCCTAGTGTTTCAAATAATTTGTCATTTGGTGTTAATGAAATTGTAACTGGTTCTGTTTCAGGTGTAAGAGGAACAGTAGTTTCTTGGGATCCTGTAAATAGTATTTTACAACTTAAAGATATAACTCCATATAATACTGGTGATGTTAATAAGGGTGTGAATGGTTACTTATATGAATTTTCATACAATACAACTGTAGTAGATTTTGTATTGCAGAATCCAGGAACTAACTATACTGCACCACCAACATTAGTTGTTGAAGATATTGGAGATATAACAGCAACAGGTACTATTAATATGACAACTGCTGGTGACCAAGTAAAAGATATTACTCTTACTAGTGGTGGATTTGGAATAGTACAAAGTGTTGATGGGTTTTATGCTCTTCATCCTACAGTAACATTCACTCCTGCTGCTGGTGATACCACTGGAACTGGAGCGGCTGCTCAAGCAATATTAGGTGGTGAAGATGCAGTTGGTAATAGTGGAGCGAGATATAGAATTCAACGAATTGAGTATTCAACTATAGTTCGTTCCAAATAGACATAAATAAACAAGAGGACAATAGTCACTAGGAAATGGCAGCTCTATTAACTGATCAATTTAGGATTTTTTCAGCATTAAAATTTATTAAGGCTCTCGAAGGTCCAGACCCAACGCAATCCGATACGGATGCAGGTGCTACACGAGATCGTGTATACCTTTTTATAGGTAGACCACAATCGTGGGATAATGAAAACTCGCCTCCACAGGCAGTTGATTCATTCTCCGAATTTTCGGGTTCTTACGATGACATGATATCGTTGAAGAGAGTCCTCGCTTCTGATACTGTTCAAGTCTCTCGTAGAATTGACTGGGTTTCCCCAGAACAAACTACTGGTGGATTAGGTTTCACCTATGACATGTATAGACATGACTATTCTCCAAGTAAAACTGCTGCTTCTGGTGCTACTAAACTATATGATTCTGACTTTTACGTTGTAAATTCTCAGTATCAAGTTTATAAGTGCATCTATAACGGTACTTCTCCTAGCGATCCTAACGGAAAACCTTCTACGGTTGAACCTACTGGTACTTCTACCTCTATTGTTACTACTGGTGATGGTTATAGATGGAAGTATATGTACACTATCCCTGTTGCATCTGTTCTTAAGTTCTTCTCGAACGATTATATGCCTGTATTCACTAATGATGCAGTGAAGACAAATGCTGTTGAGGGTGAAGTTGATACTGTAGTTATTAATGCTGCAGGTACAGGTTACAATAACGGTACTTACGATAATGTTTCTATTAACGGTGACGGTACTGGCGGTAGGGTCTCTATTGTTGTCGATGGAGGTAAAATTATTTCTGCTACTGTTACTAGTGGTGGTACTGGATATACCTTTGGTAAAATTTCTGTTGACAATATTACTGGTATTGGTACTGGTCAAGGTGGTCAAGTCGATGTAATCATCCCACCTCCAGGTGGTCATGGTAGCGACACTGTTATCGAACTTGGTGCATTCCGAGTTATGATTAACGCTAAACTCTCATATGATGAGGGTGCTGGTGACTTCCCAGTTGATAATGACTACCGTCGTATTGGATTAATATCCAATCCCCTTAAGTTTGGTACAACTGAGTTGATATCAGATCTTACAGTTTCTGCTACTAAAGCAGTTATATTCAATCCAACATTCCAAGGTAACTATGTCCCTGACGAAATTATCACTCAAACTAGAGTTGTTGGTGGTACAAACGTTACTGCACGTGGAAGGGTTATATCCTGGAATGCCACAACAAAAGTCTTGAAGTATTATCAAAATGAAATTGATGGTATCTTCCCAGAAGTTACTGGTACACAGAATGAGTTTGATGGATCTAACGTTATAAGTGGTGCAACTTCAGGTGCAGCTGGGCAACCAGATGTAAACTTCCCTGCTGTTCCAAACTCTTCTTCTAGAACTATTAACAATACTGAATATGATTTGGGTATGAGATTTAATTCTGGATATGCAAAACCAGAGATTAAGTCAAATAGCGGTCAGGTTGTTTACATAGATAATAGGAGAGCAATTAGTCGTGCAAACGACCAAGTAGAAGACATTAAAATCGTAATCGAGTTCTAAACGAATGGCACAAAATACTAACTTAAACGTCACCCCATATTACGACCCATAAAACCATA